GTTAATTATAGTGGGTATCCTAAAAAATCTGAAGTATGCCTCTAAGTACAGGAGATATTTCCAGGACATATATAAAGTAGCCACTCCAAAGCATACAACTGAACTTATATCTGAAGTACCTGAGAATGGCCATTTCAGGCCTCCTTTGGATGAACAAATCGCCATCTACGGCGGAAAACAAATGACATATGCAGAGATCCAAAATATGTGGGAGTCCTTACCGCCTCAGACGAAACGGCTGGCGACCCCAAAAGAGAACTTTAACACTGCGCCAGGGGTTTATAAAGATTTACCCAACGACTACCCGGCCACAGTACGGAAGTCAAATCGTTGTTTCAACCCTGAAGGACTCACTTATTCCCCTCGGGAAAGAGCCCGAATAATGGGCTTACCGGATAGTTTTATAATTGCAGACCCATTAACACACCCTAACCATTCTCCCAAAACGCTCTTTAATAAAGGTTGCGTGTCAACAGCCCAGGGGCCGCCTTATGAGGTCGGAGCTTGGTTTAGGGATGTGTTAATAAAAGCAAAATTCTTATTACCGGGAAATACACAAGATACTCGTAATTAATATAAAAGGGGCATAGCAGAATATGACACGAAAAGAACTGGAAATATTATCCAGAGCTTCTAGAGACCCTTGGTTTTTCTCTTCTTTTGCCAAAGTCGTACACCCGGTCGATGGAGTGGTTCCATTTAACCTTTACCCTTTCCAAAAAGCTGTTCTATGGGATTTCCTATACAAACAGTTTAATATAGTCCTTAAAGCACGGCAGATGGGGCTAACGGAGATGATAGGGTTATTCTCGCTTTGGTTGGCCATGTTCCATGGCCACAAGAACATTGTAATCATATCACTTAAAGATAGGGTTGCAAAGAAACTGTTAAGGAGAGTTAAGCACATATACATGAACCTACCACCAATACTTCAGACACCTGTTGTAAATGGTAGGAAAGGTGAATACGGAACTGGTTCAGAGATGATTTTTGGAAATGGGTCATCTATCACAAGTTTACCTACTACCGAGGATGCAGGCCGTTCAGAGGCAGTATCCTTACTCATACTCGATGAGGCCGCAGTAATGCAAATGGCGGACTTAATTTGGACAGCGGCTTTCCCAACCTTAGCCACCGGTGGAGCTGCCATAATTAACTCAACTCCATACGGTGTTGGTAATTTCTATTACAATACCTGGACAGATGGGATTTATGGCATAAACGGCTTCAATAACATACGGCTAACCTGGGATATGCACCCAGATCGAGAAATCGACTGGTATGAGAAAATGAGGGGGGCACTGGGTGCCAAAAGGACTGCCCAAGAAATTGACGGTGACTTTTTGTCATCTGGGGATACAGTTTTCGACTTGGCTGATATTAAGGCTATAGAGGAAGATTTAACCGACAGGCCACCCATCGAAAAAAGGTATAACGGTAATTTACTAATTTTTGAAAGACCCAAGCCTGGGATACATTACTTTATTGGAAGTGATGTTGCAACCGGCCGGGCTACTGACTATTCTGCATTCACAATCATGGACCGGTATGGCAAGGAGATGGCGGCTTTTAAAGGCCGCATCCCTACCAACCGGTTAAGGGATATCTTAGCAGAAGTGGGTAAGGAATATAATTGGGCCTTAATTGCAGTTGAGGCTAACGACATTGGTGAAGCTGTAGTAAAGTTACTCCAAGAGATTGGCTACCCAAATATGTATTATACCGAACAAATAGTTAAGGAAAAGAGGAATGCCAAACCCACAGTGAAAAAAGTACCAGGTTGGTATACTACCCGGAGTAATAGGTCAGTTATCATCGATGGTCTAGAAACTGATATCCGGGATAATACAATAACCATTTCAGACCCTTTCTTTGTAAACGAGGCTTACACCTTTATATATGACATTAGTAATAGACCCGTAGCTATGCAAAAAGGAGAATCTATCTCAGGTTCCGATGAAACCTACTCCGATGATGCGATAATGGGAAAATGTATATGTAATCACATCCGTAAAGGGAAACAATTACCTCAGCAAATAGCAGTAGCACCAAGATAAAGATATGTCAGCAATACAAGACTTTTTGAGCCCATTTAATATTGTCGGGAATGCCGTAGATATAGTAAGGTCTCGTAAAAAGAAACACACCCCCAGTGGAGCTGGAATAGTACCGCCCGGTGGTAGAGTTTCTGTCCCCAGTTACTTAGAAGGATTTACTGGATTAAAGGAATCTGTCGCATTTGTAAAACCTTCTTTCCAATACGAATACATCCCGGTTATTCGGAAATTATTAAGGGTTAACTCTTCCCTTTCTTTAGCCACCTCATCTATTGCCCAATTAGCCAATACTGGTCACACCATTGAGTTTGACAAAGGAGTATCTACAGAGCAGGCCATTAAAATGCGCCAAGAGATATTAACGGCTTCCCAGAGATGGGGTTGGGGACTTCCCGGCCTACACGGTATTATAAACAAACTGATTTACCAACTCTTCATTGGAGGAGCTACTTCTACAGAATGGGTCATTAACAATGACCTAGATGGGGTTAATTACTTAGCCTTTATTAACCCAGACGACGTAAGAGTATTATATGACTCAAAAATGGGTCATTATGAATATTACCAAGTCTTACGTAATGCTTCTATACTTGGGAATACTAAAGGCCATCCCGAGAACTATATACACCTCAACCCCGCTACTTATCAGTATTATGGTCTAATGACTGATGAGGAATCCCCAATTGGCATTCCCCCTTTCCTTTCTGCCTTAGACGATCTCCAGAGCCAACTTAAAATGTTACGGAATATCGGATTTGTCAGCGACCAATTGGGGATAATGGGGTTCCTGGAAATTTTAATGGCTAAGCCTGATGCCCAAGATGGAGAAGGACACGGAGCCTATAAAGCTAGGTTAGAAAAACTATTACTACAAGCCAAAGAAAATATTAAGGATGGAGTTAAAGATGGAATTGTTGCCGGGTTCATTGACGACCATGAATTTGAATTCCACTCCTCCACAAAAGACACTGCCGGAGTAGCAGATATCTTTGACATCAATCAGCGGATGGTTTCTAATGGCCTCCTTACCTCCCCTCAGTTCTTGGGGGGAGTGGCAGGAGGTTCTGAGACTATGGTAACGGTTGTCTTCACAAAGATGCTATCCCAATTATCCGATATCCAAGCCTATGTTTCAGCGGTATTGGAATATGGGATAAAGTTACACCTAATGATGAAAGGTTACAAGTTTGAACATGTAAAGATTCGCTTTAAGCATTCTACTATTACGGACGAGGTAAAATTCCAACAGGCTACAGAAATCAAACAACGAGTAGCTCGTATCCTATATGCTGATGGTATAGTATCTTTAGAACAGTATGCCTATATAATGGGGTATGACCAACCTGACCAGAAAGAACCAAGGGCAGAGATTAATCCTGACAAGATTCAAGAGAAATCTGAACAGGATGGTAAAAACCAAGATATGAAAAACAAATCCAATCGGAATACTCGAACAAAGCAAAAGAGTCAGCCCAAGGGCCGTGATGATAAACAAAAATCTACTTAACATGGACTTTAAGAAATTTTATAGCGGAGGAGAAAATGATATCCGTATGTCGGCTACCCACGCCCTATTTGTGGGCCATAAGCCTGCCTCAGTCAATTGCGAGGAAGGCTTATGTGAAAACATCCTCTCAGATAAAACTCCTGAAACAATAGCCTCGTTTGGATTGTTCGGAGGATCAAATGACCTTAATAAATTTTACCCGGAATTAACTGCTGAGGATTGGACCCCAAAGGAAGCAGACTTTATCCAACCCGTCTTCAGGGCCTTATCTGAAACTATAGTATACCAATTTGGTAGGGTCCCCATAGATTTCTCAGAACCGGGAATTCTAAAGGCTTCAATGGCTAAATTAAAGGGCCAAACGGTTAACACTAACCATGATACCGAAGTAGAGAATGCTGTAGGTTCTGTTGCTAGTGTAAGGTGGCAGGAAGCAACCAAGGTAAACGGTATAACAGTCCCTGGAGGAATTAACGCTGTCTTTAAGATAGATGCTAAATCCAATCCCCGTCTTGCCCGAGGTATTCTGATGGACCCACCCTCGGTACATTCTGACAGTGTAACTATAAGGTTTAAACACGAACCTTCTCACTCCTTCTCGGACCCCGATGAGTTCTGGAGAAAACTAGGAACCTTGAATGATGAGGGTGAACTGATTCGGCTAAAGGTAGTGGATATAATATCCTACAAGGAAGTATCTTTAGTAGGACATGGAGCTGACCCCTATGCCCAGGTAGTCAATGAAGACAATGAAATTAACAATCCTAAGTATGCTACATCGGTATACAACTTTAAGGAAAACAATCCAATTATTAATAAACCCCATAAAAATAAAGATATGGAATTTACTGAATTATTAGCCCAACTAGGGTTACAGGATTCCGGTATCGAAAATTGGGACGGGTTAGTAGCCCATTTTACTCAAGAGCCAGAAGTAGCCCCAGAGGTTGCCCTTTTTAATGCTCTGAGGGAAGTGGATGAAGACCTTACTCCTGACTCGCTTACCGCACTCCGTGAAAACCAACTCCCTGAAGGAGCTGTCCTCTTAGGTGAGAATGAAACTGTATTAACAGAACAAGAAGCTGTTGTCCTTGAAAAGGTTACTGAACTAGGTGGCTTAGAGGCTATCGAAAGCCAGGTTACCTTAGGCCAAACTTACCTGAAGAACATCCGGGATAACGCGATTCGCGATTATAAACTCACCGCTGGAGATTACGCTAGTGAGGAAATCATTGAGACTATTAAGGATGCTGACCTTAAAACGGCCAAGGCATTTGAAACCTCTTACCATGCCCAGCTGGAGAAAATGTTACCTTTGACCTGCCAGTCATGTGGATCTGAGAATGTAACTCGTGCTTCCCATAAAAAGGATAATGAAGATATTGGAACCGGAGAAGATTCCTACAAAGAATCCCGTGACAAAGCTGCTAAAAGGTCTCGTAGAAAGGCATCGGATATACACCAAAAGTAATCCAGTAAATACACGAGTACTAGCAGTCTAATATAAAAGGGGTAATACAAGTTATCCCGATAAGATATGGAAATTAATCATTAAAACTTAAAATCATGCCCTATAGCACTGGTGGTGTTACAAAAAACACCTTTCGTTATGGACCGGAGGTCCACAAATTACACCTGGAATTCCAGGTAAAATCGGGAGACACTGTCCACAGAGGTCAACCAGTTATCCTAAATGCCGACGGTACAATTAGCCCTGCGGGCGTTGCTGCTGATGAGAGCACTGTAATAGGTGTCTCTATTCATGAAGCTGATTCTGCATACAGCCCAGACAAAGGCTCTTCTGCCCTTAAATTGGTTGTTGTAGCGATGCGGGGATACACTGTCGTTGACGCTGTCGCCGATGGATCCGTACCTGCAGG